TGAAGCCGAAACTGACATCGATGAAGCGATCGAGAAACTTGACGAAGCCGTCGAGGAATATATTGTCGAAGTCGCCGCAAAACGCAAACGCTCTAAAAAGGTTTAATTGAATGGCATTCGTGGTCGAAACAGGTGCAGGGCTTCCTAATGCTAACAGCTATGCCAGCGTTTCGGCTGCGGATAGCTATGTTGCCGATCGCGGCATAGCTGGCTGGGCAAGCCTATCGCAAACAATCAAAGAGCAATCATTAGTCAAGGCAACAGATTATCTGGAAGCGACGTATCGCGCCGCATGGAAAGGCAACCGCGTTAGCGAAACGCAAGCGTTGTCATGGCCCCGTTATAACGTAGTCGTAGATGGCTTTAATTACCCTAGCAATGTTGTTCCGCCACAGGTCGTGAACGCTTGCGTCGAGATGGCGCTACGGGCTGCGGCTGGCGACACACTGCTTGCCGATCAGGGGCAACGGGTGAAGCGCGAAAAGATCGACGTAATTGAAATTGAATATCAAGATTATTCAGACCCAACGCAACGCTATACCTTAGTCAACCGCATGGTTATGCCATACCTACTTTCGGCATCTGAAAGCGGTTTCGCTGTCGTTAGGCCAATCCGCACATGAACGCCCAAGCGCAAACAGCATCACGGCTGCTTGCTAAATATGGCGAAGCTGTGTCCATCATCTTCCCCGATTATAGCGGCACAGACCCTATAACTGGCGCACCTGTAGGCGATACTGAAGACACTGTGATTGCCGCCAAGGGTTATCCGTCGCTCTATCAAAAGCAGGACATCGACGGCGCGACAATTCAAGCTGGTGATATACGCCTTATTCTTGAACTGACCGGCACACGCCCCGACGTAGGTTGCTTGGCGACTGTAGACGGCACAACATACCGCATCATGAATGTGCAGCCTATTCGCCTCACTGGTGAAGATGTCATCTATATTTGCCAGATAAGGGCTAACTAATGATACCTATAGGCCAGCGCGTGTTTTTCCCATCGCAATGGGATAGCGGGATTATGGACAGCGTTCTATATGACACGCAAGGCGAAGTGATTGCCTACATTATTATGCTAGATGATGGCAAAAAAGTGGCAATAGATATGCAAGTCGTGGAGTGTTTGGATGAGTAATTTCAAAATCGCCGCTGCGCTTGCTACGCAATTGGACACGCTCGATCTTCCTACGCATTGGGAAAACAGCAACTTTACGCCTGTCGCTGGCCAGATTTATTTGTCCGAAAGCCTATTGCAAGGCGCAACTATTCCGATCGGCATTGCGGCTGGTTCAAGCGATGAACTAGGCGGCATCTATCGGGTGCGTGTTTATGCGCCTATGGACGCTGGCAAGGGCGCTGGCCGGACTGTTGCCGACACTGTGGCTGGCGCATTTCAGCGCGGCGCTAGATTAGTTTATGACGATTATACAGTGACGATCCAAAGCGTTTCGCAGGCGGCTGCGTTTCAGTCTGGCGATCGATGGGTTATCCCTGTCAGTATCGCTTATCGAGCGTTTTCATGAGCACGTTTAATTTTGATATAAGCAAGTTTGTAGACAAGACCAGCAAGACCGCTGACGCTGAAGTGCGGAAGATATGTTTAGACTTGCTGACTGGCATTGTGCTGAAAACGCCTGTCGATACGGGCCGAGCAAGGGCGAATTGGTTCACTAGCGTCGGAAGCCCAAGTGCAAATGTCACGGAGGCCACAGACCCGAGTGGCTCTGCAACTATATCTAGCGCCATTGGCCCTATATCAAAGGCGGTTGGCAATGTCTTATGGATTACCAACAACTTGCCTTACATTTATCGGCTCGAATTTGAGGGCTGGTCTAAGCAAGCCCCTGCTGGGATGGTTCGCGTAACCATCAACGATATTGCACGACAACTAAGATAGATGACGTGGCAATAAAAAAATGCTACAACACTCAAACCATTTGCAATTGGAGTAATTAAAATGTCTGATATTGTTTCTTCCGTTGGCACTGTTGTGTCGGTTTCAACTTCCGCCCCAGCTACCTATAACAGCACTGGCTTTGGTGCACTTACTTGGGCAACTTGCGGCGAATTGGCTGAATTGCCTTCGTTCGGCGCTGAAGCTGCACTTGCTACGCATACCCCATTGGCTACTGGCATTGTCGCCAAGCGTCGTGGATCGCTCAACTATGGCTCCGTCGCATTGACGATGGCCGTATCTGACGACGATGCTGGCCAAACCATTCTGCAAGATGCGGCTGAAGCTGCTGCTGGCACGGATGCGCTTGTTTCGGTTAAGGTTGTTCTTGTGAATGGCGAAATCCAGTATTTCACCGCGCAAGTTATGTCCTACAAGGTCAATGTCGGCAATGCTGACGCCATCACGATGGCTGAAGTTACGCTCGAAATCGACAACTCGATCATCAAGGTATAATTAGCTTAACCGCTAAACGAACTTGGGTAGGCAAATCACTATCCGGCTTGCCTACCCAAGACAAAAAGCCGGATATTTAGAGGGATAGTTTCTAATGGATTTAAGCAAATTAAAGCCTGTAAAGGCTGAAGAAGGCGCAGTGCTACAGATCGTTCATCCGGAGACGGAAGAAGAAATTGCAGGCATGACGATCACCCTGCTCGGCCAAGACAGTTCGGTCTATCGCAAAATTCAGTTGGCTAAACAGCAAGCGATCCTTAACCGCATGGGCAAGGGTAAGAAAAACATTGAACTGGATGCAGAACGCATCGGCAATGAGATCATCGAAGAAATGGTTAAGTTGACAACTGGCTGGACGGGCTTCCAGTTGGATGGCAAAGACCTAGAGCCGACGCCTGATAATGTGCTGATGGTTTATACCGAATGGACGTGGATTAAAGACCAAGCGCAGGAGTTTGTGAACAACCGCGCTAACTTTTTTCGCTGAAACAATCGATCAGCTAAAGCTTTACGTAAAGCAATCGGCGTGGCTGAACACCATACCGGAAAAGAAGAAAAAGCCTCGGCGTGAATTTGTGGCAAGTGCTTCACTTCCTCCAGTTCACGCTGGGCATTATTTGATAGCGATGCTTTTCGAGGTTGGGCCTGTTAAGCCCATGCCAATGTCTTCACCTGTTGCGATCGATGAAGTCGATTTGCTGGCCTATCAGGTCAATCGTGATATTGCTTTGTCACCTTGGGAAACTGAAGTGATCAGAGAGTTATCCTGTGAATATGCCGCCATGCTTTCCGAAGCCTCGGCAGCTAATTGCCCTGCACCTTATTTTGCATCTGAAACGATGAATGAAGAACGCAGGAGAAAGATCGCGCAGGGCATGAGTGATTTTGCGAATAAACTGAATGCAAGTAGGGGTGTTTAAGGATTGCTGATTGTGCTACAAGAAGGCATAAGTCATCTTGACCACACAAATGGGGAACCACTTTGGCCGACCTAGCCGACCTAAAGATACGCGTTGACAGCACAGATGTGCGGAAGGCTGACGCTGACCTTGCGGAAATGTCGAATAGTGCTGGCCGCACCTCTGCATCTATGGACAAGATGATTGCTGCCAATAATCGTATGTCGGCTGCACTGCAAACATCTAACAAGGCTACCATTGATGCTGTGAAATACATCAATAGCCTTTCCTATGAACTGGAAACTGTTGGCAAGTCGGCGCTTCAGCTAAAGGCGATCGAAATACGCATGGCCGCAGCCAGAGCGCCGACTGCTGAATTGCAGCAAGAAATCCGCTCATTGGGCGCTCAATTACTGATCGCAGAGCGCAATGCTGGCGCTGCTGCTGGCGGCGCTGGTAGCGGCATTACTGGCATGGGCAATTCGTCGAAGTTGGCGGCTCACCACAGCCAAAACTTGTTCTTCCAGCTTCAAGATATGTTTGTCGGCTTGACCAGCGGTCAAAAGCCAATGACCGTGTTTATCCAGCAGGGTTCACAAATCGGCGGCATCATGGCACAGGCTGGCTTGGGTGTCGGCGGTCTAGCTAGGGCATTGCTCGGCATGGCATCGGCGGCGGCTATGGCTGTGCTGACCAATCCTCTTTTGCTGGCTGCGGCTGCTGCGGCGGCAGCCGCGTTTATTGCATTCAAAAGCTTTCAGAGCGCGGTTGAAGATACGGGTGCTTTGAAGGAATATGCCAACAGCCTCGGCTTGACTGCCAAAGAG